GGCCAGTGGGATCTGCGAACCCGGCCGTTGGGGCACACCTTGCGGCAAGGCTTCGGTCTCGTCGACCGCGCGCACCATGCCGGCCGGATCGACGCCACCCTCACGCGGAGCGCCGGCACCAGGTGCGGTCTCCCAGTCCGGCGTCAGGTCGCCCAACGGGTTGGCACGCGCCGGCGCGGCGCCCTGCGGCACGTCTTCGAAGCCTTGGCCCAGCGTGGGCTCGGGCGGCGAGCCCTCGGGCTTCGGAGCGTTGCGCTTGGCCTGCGCCTCCACCAGCCGCTTCACGACGCGCGGGCCGATGAAGTTGTAGGCGGCTGATGGCAACCACAGCGCGCCGACCTTGAACAGCTTGGCGGCGTCGCCCAGCACACTGTAGACCGCGGCGCGCTCGGCCGTGTTCGACGACACCTGCTCCTTGAGCAGATCCTGCCCGACCCGGGCGTACTCGCCCAGTTCGCCGCCTTCGCCGCGCGCCATGCGCCGCTTGCCCTGCTTCGTGCTGGTGACGACACTCTTGAGCGCCGACGGCGGGAAGTTGCCGTCCGGGTACTTCGCCAGCAGCGGCTCGAGAGTCTTGCTCACGGCGTAGCGCCGGCGCGCGTCGGTCAGCGCGGCCACGTCGGCCGGGTCGGCGATGTTGTTGGCCAGCGCGTCGTCAAATCGATGGACGACGTCATCCAGCGCATTGGCGAGATCCGGCTTGGCGCCGCGCACGTTGCGCGCCCGGCTTTGTGCCTCGGTGCGCAGCTTGCGCAGAGTGTCGCCCGGGATCACACCGCCATTGTCCGCGGCGATCTGCGCCAAGTCGTCGGCGAAAGTCTTGACCACGGCCTGCACGTCGGGAGTGTCCCGACGGGCCAGCGCGTTCAGGTCTCCGAAATCGTCGACCGGCACTTGGTACTTCGACGAGATCTCGCCGATGCGCTCGCCGGCCGCGTCCTGCAGCTGCTTGAACGCGGCGTCGTCCAGCACCGTGACGTCGGTGTCGGGATCCATCTGCTTGGCCAGTGCGGCGCTGAACTTGTCGCGGCGGGTCTGCTTCAACTGCGCACCACCGGCGCCCGGCACGCTCTCGGCCGTCTCGCCCAGCAGCTTCACGAACTTGTTGCCGCTCAGCTGGTGAGGGCTGATTGGAATGCCTGCTTCCACGGCTGTGGCCGCGCGCTTCATCGTGGACGGGTTGACGACTGGCGTCGCAGCCTCGAGTGCAGCGTCGGCCACCTTGCCCGCGCCGGCGCGCACCGCGCCACGTTGCGCGGCCAACGGCGCCGCCGTCGCGGGACCGGCCAGCGTACCGAAGACGCCCGCTGTGGGCGGCAGGACCTGCCCGACCTTCTCGAGCGGCTCCATGGCCGCCTCGGTGTACTCCTGGCCGGTCTGCGTCATCGGCCGATCGCTGGTCACGCCCACCATCTTCAGCGCGTCGCGCACGCCTTGGATGCCGCGCTGCGCGCCCTCGGCGAAGCCCTTGTCGCCGCCCTGCTCAGTGTTGATGCCGAAGATGCCTGCCAGGCCGCCGACGGAGCCGCCCAGCAGTCGCGTCGCAACCTCGAGGCCAGCCTCGGCGGCGCCGACGGCGCGCGAGATGACCGGGTTCGCCGCGCGTCGCGTCGCTTCACGCTGCTCGACGATCTGGCGGGCCTTGGCCTCGGCGGCCACGCGCGCCGCGGCAGCGGGGTCCTGCGGCACTGCGGCGGCGCCGGTGAGAGGCTTGGCGGGCACTGCTGCGCCGTCCAGCTTGAAGCCGGGCGGCAGTTCGTCGACCGTGAAGCCTTCGGGCGGTGCGTCCATGGCGCCCCCGCCGGCAAGCCGGGCCTCTTCATCGGCTAGTGCCTGAAGCTGCGCGCGGTTTGCCGGATCTTTCTCGTTGGCGACTGCCACTCGCAGCGATTCCTTGTTCCGGGGATCGCGTTGCAGCCTTTCGTCACGCTCACGTTCGGCCGGCGACAACTTGGCCAGCACGGCCAGCTTGTCTTCGGCGGGCGAGCGCTTGACCGGCTTCTCGCTGTCGAGCGTGAAGCCTTCCGGCAGATCGGTCACTGCATCGGCTGCCACTTGCCCCCCTTGAAGACCATCTTGGCGCCGTTCGGGCCGGTGGCCGTCTGGCCCTCCTGGTACTTCGGTGCGCCGGCGGGCTTCGCACCGCCGCCGGCGTTGTCCTTCGCGAAGCCCTCGCGGATCTCCTTCTTGACGATGCCCGGGGCGCGGCCGGCGGCTTCCATTTCCTTCTTCAACTGGCCCATGATCGCGACGACCTGCTCGTGGCTGTCAGCCGTCGAGAGCATGGCGCGGGCGTGATCCTTGTCGCTGACGGTCGGCGTGCCCACCGGGCTGATCGCGCGGGCGTACGCGTTGATGAACGAGTTCAGGGCAGCGCCGAACTCGCGGATCTCGGTGCCGCCGGTGTTGGTGTTGTAGGCGTTCAGGGCCTTGTTGATCGGCATGAACTGGGTGCGCGAGACGTTCTGCGACGTCTCGGTGATCAGGTCGGCCATCTCGTAGGCCTCGGACTTCGCCAGCCCGAAGTTGGCCTGGCGCGTGCCGAGCGCGCGCTGCGCCGCGTTCATGCCCATGAACTCGGACTGCTTGGCCGCGATGTCGGCGCCGGACAGCCCGCGCCCTTCGGCCACCCGAGCGATCGTCTCGCGCAGCGCCACGACGTTGGCTGCACCTTGCGCGCCGCGGCCCAGGTTCTGCATCACGCCCTTGTCGCCAGACAGGTACTGCTCGGCCATCTTGCGCTGCGTGTCGGGGGAGAGCGTCGGCTCCGCACCGCCGGTGAGGTTCTTCGCCGCGCGGGAGCCGAGCTCCGCGATGCGGGCTTCGATCAAGCGCTTGTCGGCGTCGGTCTGCTGCTTCGGTGCACCCGGCAGCAGGCCGCCGGTCTGCAGGCGTTTGGCGGCTTCGTCGAACGAGATGTTGTTCTCGGTGGCGTAGCGGCGCACGGCCTCGATCTTCTGCGTCGTGGCGTCCTTCGGCACGGGCTTCGTGCGCGCGGTCAAGTCGTCGAGGTACTTCTTGGCCTCGGGGCCGGCCTCTTGCGCACCCTGCGCCAGCTTGGCGGCGATCTGCGGGCTCTGCGCCGCAGTGGCCAGCGTGCCCATCTGACCCATGTAGTCGAACGCGCGCTTCAGGTTGATCGGCACGATCGCATCCTTGGCGTCCGTGGTGCCTTCGCGGGTCAACGGGGCGTCGTAGTACAGCGGTTGCCCGTCCGGGCCGATCTTGTCCGTGTAGACACGCACGATCGGGTAGACCTTGTCCGGGTGGTCGATGCCGTCGGCGTCGCGCGCCGGCACCAGGCGCACGATCTCCTTGCGCGTGATCGTGCCGCCGTGCGGGCTCGGCTCGCCGATGCCGCGGCGCAGGTACGTCGGGCCCAGCAGGCCGTTCACGCCCTTGATCTGCAGGCCGGGGTTCCCGGTCTCGAGGCCGGACTGGATGTCGGCGATGTGCTGCGGCATCTTCTGCACGTCCTCGGGCAGCATGCCCGTGGCGCGCGTCCAGTGCAGGTACAGATCCTTGGACGTGGCCTCGCCAATGTCGGTCTGCTCGGTCTCCACGCGAGAGAAGAAGTCCAGCGACTCCTGACGCGCCGCCCCCACCTGGGCCCGCAGCGTGCCGTGCCGCTTGGCGTCTTCCGGGTCCACCGGCATGCCCTGCAGCTGGCGCGCCGCCGCGGTCTTCTCGATGTCGGCGATCTCGGCCTCGCCGGCGGCGATGCCCTCCTTGACGCGAGCCGCGCGGTCAGCGGTGTCGAGCCGCTTCTGCTGACGCTTCTCGGTGTCGCGCCGCAGCGTGATGTCCTCTTCGGCGCGCATGTCGGCCTGCCGCTGCCGTTCGTTCTGCAGCGCGGTTTGCTCGCGGTTCTGCTTGTCGAGGTCGGCCTGACGGGCCATGCCGTAGCCCGACTCGATGCCGCGGGAGAGTACTTCGTAGACGCCAGCCATGATGTGCCTTCAGTCGAACAGGCCGGCCGCAATCGCGCCGACGGCGCCGCCAATCAGCGAACCCAGCGGGCCGCCGATCGCGCCATTCTGCGCACCCAGCGCCGCGCCGCCCAAGGCGCCGAGCGTTGAGCCGAGTTGCATCCTGCCGGCTTTCTCTTGCTGCTCCAGCGCCTTGTTCTGCCGATTGCGTTCGGTTTCCTGGTCGGCCGCGTTGGCCAGCACCTGACCGGCCTCTTGCTGCTGGCCCGCACCAAGGCTCGCGAGGGTTGCGCCTACACCTGCCATGTCATGCTCCGGTGACGGGGGCGGGGTTGCCCAGAATGGATTGCTGGCGCTGGCGCGTGAGATCGCCAGCCATGTTCTGCGCGCCGACATCGGCCAGCGCGCGGCTCAGGCCGAACTGGCGCTTCTGCGCCGCCTGCTGATCCGCGTCCAACGTCACACCGAGACCGCGCAGGCGGCGCTGCACGGCGCCCTCCTGTTGGTTGAAGGACGCGTTCACGTCGGCGCTGGCGTTGGTCATGGCCTTGGTGACCTGCCCCGGGTCGGTGGCGTACTGGATCAGCTGATTCTCGAGCGGCACGAACGTGTTGACGTAGTTCGCCCACTGGTCGCGAGTCATCGCGGCATAGGTTTGCGCCGCGTAGTCCTTGGACCCCGGGCTGATCCCGTACATGTTCGGGTTCGGGTTCGCGCGAAGCGTGGGGCTGTAGATGCCGGCTGGCATGTCACTTACCTCCTGCCGTGGGCATCAGACCTGGTGAGGCCGCCGGCCGCACGCCGATGCCGTTCGGGTCGATCGTGAGGGCCTGCTGCGGCTGCGCGCCGAAGGCACTCTGGACACCGTAGCCTGTAAACTGACCGACCAGTCCGGCCTGCGCAGCATGCTGCTGTACGGACGCCTCGGCGTCGGCCTGAGCCTGCCGCGCGCTTTGTTGGGCCTGGCGGCCAAGTGCATCGCCGACTTGAGCGCGTTGTCCTTTGCCAGTGGCGGCCAGTGCCGACAGACCGGACAGGTACGCGTCGTCGACCTGCTGATCGGCAACGGCCATGCCCACACCGCGCGACGCGGCCTTGTCGGCCTCGACGCCGGTGACGCCTAGGTCGAACTTGCCGGAGCCTGGTGCTGCGCCGCCGGCAGCGAGCATCTTCTGGACGGCGCCTTGCGCCTTCTCGAAATTGATCGCGGAGTCGACGTTGGCCTTGCCGGCGGCGGCCTTGCGTGCCGACGAGCCTTCTTTGCCCATCTCCTGCACGGCGGTGGCAAGGCGCTGCTGCACGGGCAGCCAGCGCTTCTTGTAGTCCGCAAGCTGATTGACAGCGAACTCGACCTGAGCCCGCTGTTGCGGGGTCTCTTCGACTTGATCCTTACCACCGCCCATAATTGACGCGCCTCACGAATCCATCGGTTCCGCGACGTTGCCATTCCGGCCCCAGTCGCCTCGCCCAGCCTTTGCGCCTTGCGATGAAGGCGATTGTCTGTGCTCCGAGATCGCGCCCGATCGAATCGAGTGCGGCGTCTTGTCGCTCGAATGCGCCATGCTTGAAAGCGATGGCGATCCATACGAAAAGCTCGAGTCCCTCTGCACCAGGCCGCAGATCGACGACAAGCATGCCGTCTTCGCAAGCCAGGCACATGGCCCGTTCCTGCTCGCATTGTGCCTGAATTTCGCGCAATTCGGCAGGGTAGGCGATGCCCCGACGCAACCCCCGGCAGGCGGCCTCCACCATCTCGGGGCCTTCGATCGTGAAGGTGGTGCCGGAGATCATCAGATCTTGAAGTTGGTCAACCACGGGTAGCCGTTGCCGCCGGCGGTAGCGATGTTGAACTGGCGCGCGGCGACCACCGGGCCTGTGGTGTTGTACGGCGTCAGCGGGCCGACGGTGCCCGGGCCGAATCCGATCTGGCGCAGCTTGATCACGAAGCCCTCGCCCTTGGCAACGCCGAGCAGCTGCGCAGGCACGAACCACGCCTTCGACGCCGCGGTGTCGGTGAGGATGTCGGTGGCACCAACCGCCGACGATGCCCACACCCCGGTAGGCGCCCACGCCAGGTAGTAGACGCGGTTGCTCGCCCCGTAGTTCGTGCGTACCAGCGCCACCGAGCCGCCGGCGTTCTGTGTGGTCGTCACCCAAGGCATCAGTGACGTGGTCGAACCAAACGTGCTCACCGATGACCCGGCGAATGACACCACCGCCGGGTAGGCGTTGTCCGACGCGTCGACAAGCAATTCGCCAGCCCCGTACATGTAGCACGCCGCCGCGGCCGGGTTCTGGAACCCGAAGACCATCGCCTCGTCGCTGTCGAAATAGAACGGCTGGAAGCTGGCCGCGTAGATCGTGGCGATGTTGCCCGACCCCCAGACCTTTACCGCGCCGGTGTCGGAGCCCATGATCGTGCCGCTGGACGCCGTGAGGTTGCTCGGCGTGTCGACGTTACCGGCCGGGAAGTACGCACCGTAGAGCACGTTGGTGGTGGCCGTCGTGTCGAAGATCGCCGAGTTGCTCCCCGCCGGCGTGCTTGAGTAGGCCAGCAGCAGGATCCGCCCGGCCGCCGCCGACTTGGGCTTGAGAGTGATCTGGTACGGGGTGGAGCCTGTGTTGCTGCTGGCCACTTCCCACTTGAACGTGGCGTCGCCGGCTTTGGACGTGATGAGCGTGACGAGGTCGGCAAAGATATTGCCGATCGCCGTGCCGGTCTTGGTGCCGGATCCACTGCTGGCCCAGGAGAGTGTTGCTGACATGCTGTTGCCTCAGACGTAGGTGAGTTCGTACCAGGTGCCGCTGATCGGGTACGGCAGCGGGTCGACGTTGTTCTCCACCAGGCCACTGAGCAGCGTGAAAACCGAGACCTGCTGCCCGGCGTTGATCTGGCGCTGCCAGCCGGTGTCGTCCCACACCCACGTGCGCCCGCTGTAGGTGTAGACCTGCCCGGTCACGGGGTTGGTGGGGAAGTCGATCACGCTGCGTTCCTCACCCAGCCGCTGCCATCAAAGGTCCAGGTGCGGCCGCCGTAGGTGTAGACGTCGCCCGCCACTGGCGAGGCCGGGAAGTCGATCGCGTAGCAGTCCATCAGAACTCCACCCAGGCGTAGCTGTCACCGTCGTAGAAGTACGTGTAGAGGATGCCGGTATCCAAGTCAACCCACCGGTCCCCTGGGCGGGGACTGCCGGGCGCGGATGACGCTGCGGTGTACGTGCCAGCCAACGCAGCGACTTGCCGCGCGGTCATGGCGTAGTAGCCGCTGCCCTTCTGACCCACCAGGATCTCGTCGCCGTCGATGCCGCTGGCCAAAGCAGGCACGTACTCGACCCCAGGCACCGCGCCGACATCGCCCGCGTCGAGCAACACGGCGCCGACTTGGCTGTTCACACTGGTCACCGCCCCGCCACCGGGTGCCAGTGCGGCGATCTGCGCGAGCGTGACAACGTAGTAGCCGCTGCCTTTGAACACCACGGCCAACTCGCTGCCGTCCACGCCGCTGGCCAGTGAAGGCACGTACTCGGCGCCTGGCACCGCGCCAACGTCACCGGCGTCGATCGTAACGACCCCGCCGAAGCCGTTGACGCTCTCGACGGCACCCACGTCCGACGCGGTCAGCACGACCACGCCGGTTTGGCCGTTGACGCTGTCCACCGCGCCGCCACCGCCACCGCCGCTGCCGAAGAAGGCCAGATTCGCGATGTCCTGCACGGTGGTCTGGTACCACACGCCGCCCAACTGCACGGCCACCAGTTCGCTGCCGCCCAGCCCACCGGACTGCGCCGACAGCGCGCTGATGTCGGGCATGTCGTCCTGCACGAGCGCGCGGAACGTCGGTTCATCAGGCGTGCCGCTGGTGGGCCCTGCAAAGACGAGGTGCGCACTCTGAGGGTCGAAGATGCCGCCACTCAGGAGCGCGACTTGGGTCTGCAACTGCGCGATCGCGATTCGCAGGGACTGGATCACCGCGTCGAAGCTGGTCGTGCCTGCGTTCTGCAGGATGGCGACCGCGGCTTCCAGCTTCTCGATGCGCTGGCGCGCAGCCGCGACGGCGGCCTGCACCGGTCGCAGCACCAACTGCCCTGGCGTGGTGATGGCTGGCTTGCCGTCGACAGCCATCAGCCGAGCTCCGTCACATCCTCGGCGGCCTGGGCGATGCGCACGGTCGACGTGCCGAGGATCTCGATCTGGAAGGTTTCGTACTCGTCGGCTTCGTCGAGCGTGAACTCGGTCGACTCAGTCACCACGATCTCGCTGATCTGCACGCCGTCACCGTAGAACCGCACGAGCAGGTTCAGGTAGTCCTCGGCACGCACCTGGGCGATCGTGAGCCACGCCGGGCGCTCGAGCAGCCACAGCTTGCTCAGCCACCGATAGGTCATGTCGACCGAGGGGTTGCCTTCGAACTCGTAGATCGTGCGCCCGTCGAGGTACACCGGCGGCGCGGCCGGGATCGGCAGGCTCGGGTCATCCGGTTCGTTGTCCTCGTCGAGCACGAGGTACATCTTGTCCTCGATCGGGTCGACGAACGACGCGCTCGCGTGGAAGGCCATCTGCACGATGCCGAAGCCGTTCTGCTTCATGTCGATCGCGTAGCAGCCGCGGTTGGACCCCGACTCCCAGAACAGGAAGTAGATGTCGTTGTGCGACACCCCGACGATGCTCGTGGGGTCGAGGGCTTGCCACTGCTCGCGCGTGAAAACGCTGTCGGTCAGGTTGCGGATCTGGCCGACACCCTGCACGGCCATCAGGCCGTCCGGGTTGGAGAAGACGACACCGATGCCGGTGAGGTAGTCGAAGCTGCGCTTGCTTGAGCACGCATACGGCACTTCGAACTTGCTCATGCTGTACGCCGCCGGCTCGCTGCCGCTGGCGATGTAGACGAAGCTCTCCGTGCCGATCACCACCGTCGTGTCGACGTTGCCGATGCCGACGATGTCGGTGTCGGTGGTGAGCCGGTAGCTCACCGGCCAGGCGTGCGGCCGGTTCTGCGCGGACAGGCACAGTTGGTTGCGGCGGAAGCCCACCATCACGCCGTTGGGCAGCGCAAGGATGCCCTCGAGATCATCCGGCGGCAGATCCCACAGTTCAGTCTCCAGCGCCTCGCCGAGTTGCGCGTCGGTGAGCACGTCCACGTAGTCGGCCGTGCTTAGGGCGATCTCAGCGACGAACAGGAATTCGGTACCCACGTTGCCAGTGGCTGCGCGGTAGATGCGCTTGGTCGTGATCGCGTAGTCCGACGAGACGCCCGACGGCACAACCACCGGGGTCGTCACGGTGACGCTGATGCCGTCCGGCCGCAGGATGGTGGCGCTGGCCTCGCTCGGCGCGCTCTCTTCGCCGAGGTCGTTGACGAAGGTGTAGACGTAGTTCGTCGCCAGGTTTGCAGGCACATAGCCCGTCGAGCCGCTGGCACGGACAGTGAAGTTGGAGTAGTTCGTGCGGAACTGCGAGCCTGCGTCGGCGCTGGCGCCGTTGGCAAAGCCGCAGTTGTCGCCGTCGTCGAAGGTGTTCGTGACGGTGAGCGTGCCGAGTTGACCGCTGCCGGCGTACAGTTCCGCCACGACAGTCTTGGTACCGTCGGCATTCACCGTCACTGAAGCGACCAGGGTGTACGTGACGCCTTGCGTCAACGCGCCAACGGCCACGGAAGACAGCGTGCTGCCGTAGAACTGCGCACCCCACTGCACAGCCTTCATCACCGTCAAGCTGCCACTGTCGTACTTCACGCGCACGCCAGCGCCAAGCGAAGTGGCTGCCACCGTCATGCTCGCTTGCTGATAGCCGGCGTCGCCGCCCAGCACGAAGTCCACGCTGCCTCGCAGCACCGTCGACCCCGCCACACCGAAGTCTCGGTAGGCGTAGGCTTCTTGCCCCGGATCGCGGTTCTCGTCGTAGGTTGCCCGGTACGACCCGCTGTCTTGGGTGACGGTGGCGTACCGCGTGCTGATCAGCGGAGGGTTCACAGACCACGCCGTCGCCAACACGTCGTTGGTGTCGACGGTGTTGATCGAGTACGTTGTCGCGGTGTCGTCCACGCCCACCGTCAACGACGGAGGTGACGTCGGTGCAGGCACCCCCAAAGGCCGCGTGGCCACAGGAAACGGTTCTGCGCCGGTGGTTGCCAGCGCGTAGTTGGTGAAGCGCGGCTCGCCGTACAGGTCAGGCGCCGTCAGGTAGGTGCGGTACGTCGTGTCGCCAGGAATGATGCCGCGCGCCACGTCCACGTCGGCTTCCCACGACAGCCATTGGTCGTTGAGCAGGTAGATCGTGCGCACGGGGCCCGAGCCGCTGTTGGCCAGCCCCTTCGCGGTCGCGAACTGCCGCCAGGCTTTCAGGTCGCCGGTGAACAGTTGCGCGTTCACGGCGGCCTGCGCAGCGTTGTCCGGCAGCGCCCGCGGTGTGACTCGGGGCGCTTCTCCACGGAACGATTCAATGGCTCGGCGCATGGCAGATCAGAAGTTTGCCAGCGGAACGCTGGGCACGGTGAAGCAGCTACCGGGCGCCGACGTGGTGCCCGTGTAGCGCGCGAGCCCTTTGCTGACGCGCAGGTCCTCAACGTATCCATCAAAGCCGTCGAAGGTGACACTGGCGTCATTGTTGCCGCCGACAGTGAATTCGTCGGTCGAAAACCGCACCCCAGCTGCAGCATTGATCACCAGGCGCCCCAGCATGCCGCCGTCTTGGTAGATGCGGATCTCGTCGTTGTCGCGCACCCATGCCACGTGATGCCAGGTTTCGGTCGAGAGCGCACCGCCGCTGACCGTGTAGACGGTGAAAGGTTCGTCGTCTCGGTAGAACGACATCGCCGGCGTAGCGAACTGCACCAGGCAGTAGAAACCCGAGAAAGCGGCACCCTGGTAAGAGCCGCACAGGAACGCGTTGTTGTTGGTCGGCCGCACCCACAGGAAGGCTTCGATCGTCCAGGCGCCGGCGCCAAAGTTGAAGTCTTCGCTGTTCGGGCAGGAGACGAGGGTTGTGGGCTCGTTGTTGAAGTTGCCTGACGATGTCAGCAAAGACTCTGCCGTGGAGATCGCCGCGGCGCCGCCGGCTGTCATCGGGTGCGCACTGCGCGACGAGTCGACGAAAGTCGTCGACCCGTTCGGGCCGTCGAAATGCAGCATCAAAACGACGTTGGTGGGCGGCAGCTGGTGCGGCATCAGCGCGCCGGCGTGCGTCGTGCGCATCAGACGGCTCCTAGATCACCGCACAGCACCCATTCATCCGCGCCGGTGTGGATTAGCGACAGCACGGCGTACTGCCCAGCCGTCTCGGCCGCCAGCGCGCTGCGCACGTTGACTGTGACTCCGCTTTGCCCGACCACCGCGACCGAACCGGCGCCAGCCTGCATGATCAGCACCGAGACGTCTTCAGTATCGATGCCCAGCTGCGTGTCGCCGGGCACGGTCACGATGACCGGACCTGAGTTATGCGTGGCCTTCAAGCCGTTGCCGATGTCGTCGGCGGTCATCAGATGGTCGTTGGCGATCTCCGACCAGGTGAACGCGTCGGCCACCACAGTGACGACGTTGGCATTCTCGCCGGTGCCGCGCGTTGCGATCAGGTTGCGGCCGAAGTTGACCGTGTCGACGTTCGGCAGGCCGAGGTCGGTGCCTTGGTTCTGGAACTGGATGTAGTTCGGAAACTCGTCCGAGGCTTGCGGCGGGAAGCCCGCGGCTGGCGTGATGCCGAAGCTCATGTCATCTCCCCACGACGAAAGCGCGCGGCCGCGCACGCATCGAACCGGTGTTGTACGCGCGTTGCACGTCGGCCTTGCCGTTGCTCACGCACGCGTTCCAGATCTTCTCGTACTTCTCGGCCATGTTCGGGTCACTCCACGGCTGGCCGGGGATGCGCAGGAGGTGCATGAGTGCGCCGGCCTCGATGCCGCTGCTGTACTTCACCAGTGGCTCGGCGGGCACTTGCGCGACGCCGTCCTTGGGCTGCAGGATCACGCTGACGGTCAGGTTGTAGACCGCGTCCGGGATCGGCCACAACGCGAACTGCGCTTCAGGCAGGTACGCGTACTGCCGCGGCTGCATCGGTTGATTGTTCGGATCCCACCCGCTCGAGTCGCCCGGCACGATCGGAAACGTGCGCGGGGAGCCGGCCACCGTCGGCACGCCGGACATCGCGCGGATGTTGACGATCTCGAGGTACGGATCGCTGCCCAGGCTGTAGGTCTGCGTGCCGGCGATCGTCGCGCCGGTGACGGTCTGCCGCAACCACTGCGTCTCGGCGCACCAGTCGCGGAATGCCTTGACGTACATGCGCCGCAGCGTCGTGCTGGGGGCCTTGCGCACGTTGACCGCGACGGTCGCCAGCTGGTCGAAGACGTTGACGAACGTGGTCATGACACCCCCGGCGATTGCGCGACCTTGGGCGCCAGCGCCACCTGGGCCTGCGACTTCAGGCCCAGCGCCAAGCGCCACTCGTTCGTGTACGCGCTGGTCTTGCTCAGATCCTGCTTCTTGCTGTTCTTGGCGTACGCCTTGGCCAGCACGAAGTTGGTCAGCGCGTTCTGGTAGCTATCGGGCACCGGGATGTCCTCGCCGCTCGACCCGGTCAGCGCGTCCGGAACGGCGCCGTAGGTCACGCGAAGGCGGCCGGAGCCGTCGTTGGGCGGGAACACGTAGTAGCGCCGCGGCGTGCGCGGGTCGGCGGCGTAGTTCTCCACCTCGGCTTGCTGCGTGGCGGCCGGCCAGAACCGGTTCTCCTCCTGCAGCAGCGTCAGATCGGTCTGGGTGACCGTGCGGCCCGTGGCCTCGTTGTCGGTGGCATCGATCAGCGCGACGCCGTCAGCCGGCAACTCTTGCGCAATGCCGACCGCCATGGTCAGGAAGCCGCGCACCGGGTACATGTCCGGCTTCACGAAGGCGGTGGCGCGCAAGGCTTCGTTCAGGTAGCCCAGCAGTTCAGTGCGCGACCAGGTGCGGCGAGCGGTGTCCAGCAGCGTCACGCTGACGCTGTCGAGGATGGTGTCGACGCTCACCGCCATGGGTCAGTCCGCCAGGCTGCCGTGCTGCTTGGCCAGCGCGCGGAGCTCGGCGCGCAGCGCGTTGTGGTGCTTCTTCGGGTCCAGCGTGACCTGGTACTCCGCGGCCGCGAAGGCGACCATCTCGTCCACCGTGGCCTTGCCGATGTCGAAGGGCTCCGCGTCGCCGGAGTCGACCACGCGCGAGGGCAGCGTGGCACCCTGCGTCTCGAGCCACTTCATGCGCTCGTCGTGCGTCGCCTTGGGCGAGCCGGTGAAGATGCGGTAGTCCTTTGCGCCGGCGTTGGTGCTGTCGCGCAGCGCGCCGACGTTCGGGAACAGGCGACCGTCCTTCACGTTGATGAGGAACGGGTGCCGCTTGTCCTGCTTGAACTTGGGGCTCTTGCCGCGGGCTTGAACGACGGCTGCTTCTTGGGCTTCGGTGATCATCGGGGGTCTCCGGGGTGATCAAAGGGACGTGGAAAACCGGCGCCCAAGGGCGCCGGTCCGTTGGCTCCGGCTCAGGAGCCGGTGGGCGAAGTGCCCGGCGTGTACGCCGGCCGCTTCATCTTGCCCGCTTCGCCGTTGGCCTGGCTCGGGCCGAGGGGCTTGTGGGGGTACCGGGCTTTGGCCTTGCCCGACGCCTGCGACATCTCCTTGGAGATGGTCTCCGGCGGCACCTTCACGGCGTAGTTCGCGCCGTAGGGGTTGCTGGTCTTCATGCGGATTCTCCTGGGTTGGGTGCGGACAGGACCCTTGCGGGCCCTATCCTACACCGTTCACTTCTTGATCACGGCCGTGCCGACGTACGACGGACCGATGACTTGGTACCCGAAGACCATCAGGCCACGGATGATGTAGCCGAAGTCGTTCGGGTTGTCGATCATCTGGCACTCGACGATCTGCGACGCGAACGTCAGGCCGGCTGAGTGGCCGAACATGGCGTACGAGGCGGGGCCAGGCGAGGTCTGCGTGAGCAGGTTGCGCGACTGGTAGATCGTGAAGCGGTCGATCTCGCCGACCTTGCCGTTACGCAGGATCGACACGCCGTCACCGGCCAACGACGCAATGCGCAGGTCCGACTTCTTGACCAGCGCGATCGCCCACGGCGGCAGCACGAACCAGCGGCCTTCGTCGCTGACGTTCTGCTCGTCGAGCACCGTGCCGCAGTCGACGATGAAGTCGACGATGTTGGCGGCGGTGACCTGACGCGGCGTGGTGGAGTCGCCCAGGTTGATGTCGTTGGAGTCAGCGCCCGCGGTGGGGCCCTGGTTGTCCGCGGACACCTGCGCCGGGATCGTCACCAGCATGTCGGCGTCGGCTGCGATGCGCAGCTGGATCGAACCGTCGTTGGCGAAGATGTCGGCCAGATCCAGGTCCGACTGGCGCGAGTCGACCGTCGACAGGGCGACGGCGAAGGACTTGGCCTGGTCGATCGCCAGCGTGACCGAGTTGTTCGTCGGGTACTGGGCCGAGAGGCCCGCGCCGATGACGTAGTCGGAGACGGTGACGTCCGGGATGGTGCGGATCTTGACCTGCGCGCCGAAGCCCGCGATCTCGCCCTCGTAGTCCGTCGACGCGATCTCGCCGAAGACGGTGGTCTTGTAGAACTTCTCGACCAGCTTGCCCGAGTAGATCTCGGGGTCGAAATTGATGGTACCGCTCGGACCATAGTCCGGGATACCCGATGCACGTGGAACGCCTGCCATGATTGGCTCCTTTGTTTGGCGCTACTGGTCACCGACCAGCACGGAGCTTCAACCTTGCTTCGAACGTCGCACGCTCTTTGTCCGTGACCTTGCCGAGTGCGGCCCGCTTGTAGAAGTCCTTGACCTCGGCCTGCGTGGGCGGGCGAAGATCCTGGGCGTTCGGCTGCGGCGGGGGCTCTGCCCCTGGTGCCGCGCCGCTACCGCTGGGCGCAACCGGAGGTGCCGGCAGTTCCTTCGACTTGAGCCACTTCTCGACGATGTCGGCCACCTTGTCTGCCCGAAAGGCGGTGACGTGCTTCGTGAGAATCTCTTGCCGTTGGATCCCGGTCTCGGGGTCCTCTTCCATCAACCACGACAGCCAGCCTAGATCGGTGTCGATCTGAGCCATGTTCGGGATGCGCGATTCAAGCGCCTCCGTGAATGACTCCTTGCGCAGTCGAAGCTGTTCAGCCGCGTCGGCCTGGCGTTGATCTCGCAGGGGTTTGATTTCCTGCTCGACCACCGTCCGGGCCTGCTTGGTCGCTGCCGCCAGCGCCGCTTGCGCGATCGCACGTGCATCCTCTTCGCCGATGTCCTTGATCTGCTCGGGCGAAAAGAACTCGCCCAGGTCGATCTCGTTCGCCGGCGTGCTGGGGATCGCGGTCTTCAGGGTTCGGACCTCGTCCTCCAACTCGGTAATCCGCCCACGGAGCCCTGCAACTTCGGCGCGGTGCTCGTCCTCACGGACCCGGAGACGGCCTGCGGTCGCGTCGAAGCGTTGCTTCCAGTACGCGGGGTCGCTGTGTCGCGGGTCGGCGGGCGGCGCAGGGGGCGTCGGTGCTGCCGGATTCGGGTTGGCGGGGTCTGCGCTCGACACGGGTGTCGGCAGCGCGGGATCAGGTGTCTCCGGTTCGCTTCGTGCCTTGATGCGTTCCTCGATTGCTGCGGATCGCTTCAGGACGGCGCGGGGGAGGCGCGTTTCGTTCTTGGCTGGTGAAGCCTGCATTTGGGTCTCCGAGATCCAGGGCCACCATCAACGGGTGTCTGGGGAACCGGTTTTGCAGGAGGCCGGGGCGGCGAGTCCAGCGGTCACGCAGCGTACGGAGTCCGTGAGGTGACGGGGCGTACGTTGCGGGTCAGCTTTTGCTGTGCCTTGGTGATGTCGCCGATCAACTCGGCGAGCTCAAGTGCGCGGCCCTGGAAGCGGTAAACCTCTTCACCGGTCGAGGAGCGCAGTGCTTGATCACGTTCAGCCAACTTGGCTTGCAGCAACCTGAGCAGATACTGGCCATCGGGGCTCTTGTGGAACCGATCGAAGAAAGCCAGATCGTCATTGCTCAGGTGCATGCCGGCGCATTCTAGTCTTCTTCCGCGAGATCCTTCAAGAGCCTGCGGGTAATCTCCTCGGCGCGCTGCCGATTCATCTTGCGCTGCGCAACGGTCTGTTTCCGCTGCACCAGCGCTTGCTTGACCTTCGCCAGGCGGGCGCGGGCCCGCACCAGGGCGTTCTCGACCTCGGCTGCCTCGGCCTCGAGCGAAGCGATCTGCGCGCTCAGTGCCTTCTCGCGCGCTGCCGCTTCGACCTGCATCTGGTCGACCTCGGCGCGCGGCACCGGCGGGGGAGGTGGCGGCGGGGGCGGCAGCGGCGCCACTTCCGGCGCCGGATCGGGCGCTGGTGGCTCTTTCCGCGGCTTGACCGTGACCTTGAACTCCGGGATCTCCGGCGTTTCGATCGGCAGCGGGGTGACTGGCGGCGCAAAGCCCAGCAGGTCCATGATGGACGGACTGAGTTTGACCGGAAGCGGCGCGTCGGGGACGTTGGTGATCTGCGCGGGCAGCGGCTCGGCGTCGGCCGGCTTCTCTTCGGCCCTGGCCTTGCGGATCACGACGTTGGGCGAGCCCAGGAACTTCGGGCTGAGGACGCTATCGCCGGTGCCGATGTGCTCGGCCACGCCGGACATGGTGGCGTCCTGCGCCGTCAGCGCGCCGGTGGCGTCGTGCGTGCCCGCGGCCGAGTGCGTCGCGGTGCCGTCGACCGTGGCCGCTTGCGCCGCCAGCGCGCCGGTGGTGGCATGCTCGTGCGCGGCCGCGCCGCTGATGGCGGCCGCGTCGGCCGCCAGCGCGCCCGTGCTGGTGTGTAGCGTCAGGTGGGCAGCCGCACCGCTGATCGTGGCCGCGTCGGCCGCCAACGCGCCCGTTGCGGTGTGTTGGTGCGCTGCCGTACCGGCGATCGTGGCGTCCTGCGCGGTCAGCGCGCCGGTGCTGGTGTGCAGTGTCAGGTGCGTGGCGGCGCCTGCCACTGTGGCGTCCTGCGCCGTCAGCGCGCCGCTGGTGCTGTGTGACGCGCCTGCAGTCGTGTGGTCCGCACTACCAGCAATCGCGGCGTCTTGGGCTGCCAGTGCGCCCGTCGTGGTATGCAGCGTCAGGTGCGCGGCGGTGCCTGCGATCGTTGCGTCTTGGGCGGTCAGGGCACCGGTACTGGCGTGCTCGTCCGCCGCGGCGCCTGCGATCGTTGCATCCTGCGCCGTCAACGCGCCCGTGCTGGTGTGCAGCGTGAGGTGCGCGGCGGTGCCGGCGATCGTGGCGGCCTGGGCCGTGAGCGCGCCCGTGTTCGAGTGCTCGTCGGCGGCTGTGCCGGCGATCGTGGCGTCTTGGGCGACCAGAGCACCCGTTGAGGTGTGCAGCGTGAAGTGTGCGGCCGTGCCGGCGATCGCTGCAGCCTGCGCGCTCAGAGCGCCGCTGGTGGCGTGCTGATGCGCGGCGCTGCCCGCGATGGTCGCGGCTTGGGCGCTCAGCGCGCCCGTGGTGGCATGTTGGTGCGCCGCGGTGCCGGCAACCGTGGCGGCTTGCGCTGACAGCGCGCCGCTGGTGGCGTGGAGCGTGGCATGCGCAGCGGTGCCTGCGATCGTGGCATCCTGCGACGCCAGGGCCCCGGTGGTCGCGTGCAGCGCCGAGTGTGCGGCGGTGCCGGCGATCGTCGCCGCGTCAGCAGCCAGGGCCCCGGTGGTCGTGTGGGTTCCGCCAGATGCTGCGGGGAAAAACCAATCGTTCCACGCGGCGACAAAGTCCTCGTTGTCGAAGTTCGGGCCGTGGCTCGGTCTCTTGCGTAGCGTCGCGAGTTTCAGGCCGCTGATCGACCCGGCTTTGCGCACCGAGCGGCGCCACCACGCCGAGCCCCACCCGTTGCGCCCTTTGCCAGTGATCGGTTGGCCGCTGATGAACAGGAATACTTCGGCGCTGTCGGTCGTGCCTGCGGCATTTGTCGCCTGGAGCCTGAACTGCCGCCCGTTGTCTGCGCTACTCAGTGTCGCGGTGGTGTAGTCCTCGCTCGTCCCGCCGGTGCCGGTGGAAACGTTCGTCCACGCCCCCGCGATCTGTTCCTGCCACTGGAAGCTGGTCGCTCCGGTTGTCGTGGCGTTGAACGTGGCGGTCGCGCCAGATGGTGCCGTCTGTTGAACCGGCTGGGCTGTGATGGCCGGTGGCGCGGGCTCGGTAAACACCACCATGAAGGTGTTGTTCCGATCCAGGCTGGCGTTTCCGAAGTTGCCGGTAAGGTTGCCTGATACCGCAACGGAACGAGTTTGTGCTCGCCCCAAGTGAACGGCAGATCCAAATGTCCCGAAACTCGTCCACCCCGACCCCGTCGAGGGGGTGCCACTTTGGACATCAACCCCAACCATCAGGCCAAAGGCTGGTGGCGACGTAACGTTGACCGTCAGCGTCGGGGTCGGATTGCTTCCGGTGTCAGTTGCTGACGTGCTGCCGAAGAAAGCGTCAACATCCGTGACTTCCCATGCGAACAGCATGCGGTTCGCGTCGGAAGCTCCAAACGTCGCCAGCAGATCAAGCGAGCCCGCGCCCGTCACTTCACAGGTGTAGACCTTCGTCGTCTCAGCGGTGCCCGCTTCGGTCTGCGTCTCGCGCTGGGTTATGGTCCCAAGCGTCGCGGTGCCGGAGTTCTGCGTTACCGTGCACGAAACGTTCGTGTCGGAGTTCGACAGGATGACAAGGAAGTTGCCCGCTGCGACGTTGGACGGCGCATTTCCGCTGGGGAGCGTAGTCGCTGCTGCGGCCCCTTCTGCTCCCCACTGCTGAACGATGGAGCCTGCCATCTCAGGCTCCTAGTTCAACCGTGCGTCTCGATGTAAGAGCCGCTGACCACGCTCGCCGTGGTGGTGTTGGGGACGAAGACAAGCCACGGCACCGTGCCGTCATAGATGCGCGTGCCGAGTCCGGTCAGTGCGTCGGCCTGGTTGGGGATCAGTGCCTGCAGCGGGATGCTCGCGAGCTTGCGGTACGCCACCAGGTTGATGGTGCCGCTTGTCCACGTCGCCGAGAGAGTCAGAGACTGAACGGATCGCACACCTGTATCGCCGGCTTGTAGGCCGATGAAGTACGTCGCACCGATGGCGGAAGACGCCACCGTTGCGATGATGTTCGTTGCTGTGCGCCCGGCCGTGCCGGCCTGGTTGGTGTAGCTGATCGTGATCGTCGGCGTGCCTGCGCCGGTCGCTGCGCTGACCTCGACTGCGAGCATGACGCCAAGGCCTGTGGTCGCCGGCGTGTCGTCGGTGCCGCTGGTCGGGCAGCGGCTGGGCCAGGTTGGCGTCGTGCTGTTCTGCGCCGCCGTGCTGGTGATGGTGTATCCGCCATTGCTCCAGATGCGGTCGAGCACCAGCAGGCGCCCTGCCTGCGTTGCCATCGCGTCCAGATAGGCGAGATAGGCGTTGCCTGACGCGGGGTCGTAGTGCGGGATCGCACCGTTCGGGATCGTCGTCGAACTGTCGAGCACGGCACCATTCAACGTGCCGTTTTGCGACCCTGCGCCGGGCATACCGGCGAGCGGCCACAACGACGCAGGACGGCCGGCGACAAGCGTCGCCGTGACCGACTTGGCGAACTCGATCGGCGGGCGCAACCCCGCAAAGATCCCGTCCAGCGTCGAGATTGCCATGGCTCAGGCCGGTGCCGTGTAGGTCAGCGAGGAGCACGACACGGTGTCGCCCGCGCCGATGGTCAGGCCGCCGGTCATGTTGATGTCCGAGGCCGAGGCCGCGACGGCGCAGTGCACCAGCGGCGTGGCGCCGTTGTCCAGCGTCGCGGTTGCCACCGGCGAGGCGTTGCCTGTTGCGTTGGTGTCGCTGGTGATCGCGTTGGCCGTGATCGTGCCGCTGGACGCCGCGCCGAACGGCGTGGACGACATGGGCAGCGTGGCCACCGCCGTGCCAGGCGAGCCGATGGTGCCGGTCAGGCGGAAGCGCAGGTTGGCCGTCGCGCCGAGCGCGGTATCCACCGCATCGGCAAGCGTGTTGCGCAGTGAGGTTGCGTGGGTGACAGCCATGTTCAGGCCTCCTTGGGTTGCTGGTCTTCGGGGAGCGGAAAGAAGTCGAGGTTGTAGGTGTCGACCCTGCCGGTGTCCTTGCGCGTGACGTGGATCACCGCGTGCGCGACGGCTTGTTGAGCCTTCAGCGCAGCAGGGATGCGTTCCGCTTGACCGGACACCGTGGCGTCGTTTGCCTTGATCTCGTTCACTTTCCGCTCCTTGACGCTCAGACCACCGGGTCGGCCGGCGGCGCGTCGGGCACCAGGTCGTCGACCAGTTGCACCTGCGCCTTCAGCGCGGCCACGGCGGCCTCGAGTTCCGGCGACACGTTGGTGCCCATGCTGGCGATGACGGCTTCCAGGTCCAGCACCTTCTGCAGCGTCGCGGCGCTCTCGGTGGCGATCTTCTGCAGCTGGGTGGTGGCTGCGTTCAACAGTTCGGTGACTTCGGCTTGGGTCGACATGATGAGTTCCTTGATTTCGTTGAGGGAGGTGACGATGTCCGCGCCCACCGGAAAGTGGTGGTACACGTTGACGGTGATGCTCATGAGGTCGCCTTCTTGCAGAGGGTGACTTCGGTCAGCGGACCTCCGTCAAGGGGCAAGTATATGGCTCCGTTCACGACAATCTGTGACGCCGTGTTGTTGCACTTCGCGTTCAGCGTCGCCTTGCGCGTCGTCAAACCAGTGAGCCGGCCGCCCGCCGCGGTGAAGATCGTGCCGCCACTGGCGCGCCAGATCTCGGTTGCGATCGGCGTCGGTGGCGTGCATGGTCTGGTGATCGGCTGGCCGGGGAACGGCGCCAGGCGCACGCCCTCGGTACAGGCCGCAAACAGCAGCGACTCCCAGTTGAACCGGTCGATGCTGCCGACGGGCGGGATGAGTTCGCGCGACTTGATCGCCGCGTTCAGTGCGGCCAAGGGGTCCGGCGCAGCGATGATGGCCTGCGCCATGTCGATCAGCGCGTCGGCGTTGACCGTGCGGTACTTGTCGAGCACCGCGTGCGTGTAGAGACTCCAGACCTCGGTGCCAGTGGTCGGGCTGAACCGGCCGGTGGGGCACCAGATCGCCGACCAGGTGCCACCCAGGCGCGCGTCGGCGCCTTCCATCAGGCCTTTGCCACTCAGGTTGATCGGCACCCACGGACTCTCAGGGAAGCATGCCGCCCCGGCTGCCGAGGCATTGCCGCACAGAAGCATAAGACTCAAGGCGAAGGCGCGGATCATGCGAGCTCCCCGCCAACCAGGTTGCCTTCTTCGTCGTATTCGTAGCGGATCTTCTTGCCGGGCTTCTTCTCTTCGCCCTTGGCCTGCATGGCCGCCTGCACGGCCTGCTTGACCACGTCGGCGATCAGGTCGCGCTGCTTGCTGGCCGCGTCGCGCTGGGCGTTGGCCGCGTCGCGCTGGATGTCGATGCCGCCTTGGACCTTGATCGCTTCGATCTTCAACTGGTCCTTGCGCTCCTCGGCGGCCTGCATCATTTGCATCTGTTGCTCTTGCGCCTTGGCCTGCGACTCCATCTGCTGCGCCAACTCCTCGTCGGTGGGCACCACCTCGTCGACCGGCAGTTCCATCGCGGCGGCCGTCTCGCGCAGCAGCGCGGCGCGGTAGCGCGAGGTGATGATCTGGCTGTCGATCGGATTGGCCGTCAACGTCAGGAACTGGATGCGGCGTTGCTGGGCGGACTCGCGGATCAGGATCGCTGCGGCGCCGCGCGGCACCACGATGTTGTCGCCCTTGATGCTCTCGTCGGGGTTGTAGAGCATCTCGTTGTTGAACGTGTCCTTGATCGTCGGCGAGATCACGTTCATGTCGATGTTGCCGATGGCGCGCCGCAGGCCCTTGGCCGCGTTGTTCATCAGCATGCTTAGGCCCGAGGCCGTGTCGGCGCTGCCGCCGGCGCGCTCGTTGCCGTAGGTGTAGCGCGGGATGCCGGTGGCGTCGTCCGCGCGGATCTCCCACTTCTCGTAGGTCTGCATCAGCGACTGCGCGCGGTCATCCGGCTGGAAGAAGCCAATGCCGGGGTTGACGCCCTGCGTCGGGTCCGACTTCAGCTGCCACATCTTCCACGGGAACATCTCCATGGTCTGCTCGCCGTCGGCGAACCGGTCGGCGTGCACCCAAGTCTGCGGGCCCGAGGCCATGGCCATGTTGTCGGCCAGTGCGCACGCAATGGCGTTGCACATCTGCTGCGGCGTGGCTGCCAGGTCGGGGATGCTGCGGCCCCAGAAGGCGCCGGGTACCTCGTCGTAGCAGGCCTTGCGGTAGGGGCGCTCGCCCAGCGGGTGCGGGTTCAGCGTGGCGTAGAGCACGTAGCGGCCGCACAGCAGCACGTTGCACTCGTAGTCGCGGGTCTCGTCCTTGATGCCCTTGACGCCCCACATCATCAGCTTCCACCCGGGCACGCTGCCCCAGTAGTTCAGCGCGTCGATGACGCCCGGGGGCGACAGCCACATGTACAGCGTCTCCTGCTCGAGCCGCTGCCGCTCGGCCTCGGTCCAAAGCCAGCCCTCGAGGTGGCCGTTGCTGTAGTCCTTGAGCGCCGCGTCGATCTGGTCGTCCTGGTAGCCCGGCAGGCCCTTCAGGTCGTACAACTCCTCGCGGCGGAAGCGCATGCGCTCGATGAAGTCGCCCTGCTGCGGCGACTTGCTCGACGGCGCCGGGTAGGCGTCGAACGGACTGACGCGCTCCCATGTCGGCGCGGCCTCGTTCTTCACGATCGGCTTGAAGCCCGCACCCCACTGCAGCGTCTTGTGCCGCGTGTAGATCGGGCCCTTGAGGATGGCTGCCGGGTAGGTGACGAAGTCCTCGACGAAGGCGTCCATGGCCTGCTCGTACTCGCCCTGGGCGAGCCGATCGGCGATCTGCCGCTCCATGCGGGTCGCGCGCTTGCGCGCCATCTTGGCGAGCGTGGCCTCGGCCTCGTCGCGCAGCTTCTCGCCGATCTCGGCGACCAGCGCGCGGAACTCGTCGGGCGGCATGATCTCGCCGGTGGCCTGGCCCATCTCGACCATGGCCTGCTTGGCCTGCGCCACCGCCTTGTTGACCACGGCCACCTTGATCGGCTTGGGCAGGTCGGGGATCGGCGTCGGCTCGACACCCCACGGCTGCTCGCCGGCGGGCAGCACGATCTCGCGGATCCACGCCGAGGCCGCGCGGCACTTCACCTCGGTGATCGGCGCCCAGACGATGTTCATGCCGCCGTTGGCCGCCTGCATCGCGCTGATCTGCGCGGCGCTGTAGACCCCGCGGCGGGCGCGCAGGTCGGACAGCAGCTTGATGTCGATGCGGACCTTGGATAGCTTGTTGCGGGCCCAGGCCAGCCGGACGTGGCCGGCAAGCATCGACTCGGTGTGGGGGTCGCCGGTGATGTCCTGCCCGGGGTCGGGCACGGTGGCATCGCGCTCCATCACCTCTTGCAGCCCCAGTTGCCGGACCATCGGGTTGACTCCGGCCGGCGGGGGCGCCTTGGCCGAGGACAGCGAGCGCGGCTGGACTGGGGCGATCATGGGCACGGATTATGCACGGATCTACCGGGTCCAGACAACCGTGCGGCGTTGGACCGGCCGGACCTTCGCCATTACCACTTTCCGGTCGATCAGTTCTGGCACAAATGTCAGAGCCAGCGAATCGGCCTTGTCGGGGGACTTGCCGCCGTTCTTCTTGCAGTCCTTCTTGCTCTGCAGCTGGATGCGGAATTTCGCGTCGTAGCCGTAGTCGAGACTGGTCAACTCCTCGCTCAGCGGGTCGTCGTCGGGGATCTGGCCGTGCTCGAGGAAGTCGCGCATCTTGCCCCAGCACTCCGACCGCTGGTTGAAGTACTGCTTGTCGTCCTTGGCCGGCTGGCCCCACTGCACGGCGATCAGCGGCGGCAGGCCGGGCATGCGCCGCAGCGCCGAGTCGAGGTCGGCGCCGTTGCCGATCGCGTCGTAGGCGATGCAGGCGATCTGGCCCTCCTTGCGGCAGATCTCAAAGACCCGGCTGGCGAGGTCCGGCCCGTCGAAGCCGGTCAGGGCCACCTGGAAGTGCACCTTGAGGCCCTGGCGCAGCGTGATGACGCTGAAGTCGTCGCCGAAGCGCGCCGGGTCGACGGCGAGGAACTTCGGGTAGGCCTGGTAGACCTCCACGCCCAGCTTGCGCCGGCGGGCCTGCATGGTGAGCTCGGGGCTGATGAAGTTCGCGTAGCCGGCTCGTGGGAACTGGCCCTTGACGCGCACCCGCACGAAGTCGCTGTCCTCGCCGTACTCCTCGACCCACGCGGCGATCTGCGCCTTGTTGGTGAAGCTGACGGTGCGGCTGTCGACGCGGGTGTAGGTGTTGCGCTTGCCCTGCGTGCAGTTCTTGAAGAACCGGCCGCTGGTCTTCGTCGGGTTCCCGTAGCGCAGCCACAGGATCTGCGTGCGCGCGTCGGTCAGCGCGCCTTCGGTCACCTCCCAGATGGCGTCGTCGATCGCCGAGGCCTCGTCGAAGATCACCAGGATGCGCTTGCCCTGGTTGTGCAGGCCGGCGAAGGCCTCGGTATTCTCCTTCGACCAGGGGATCTGGTCGATGCGCCACGACTTCTCGCGGTCCTTGTCGCCGGCGATGAAGATGGCGGTGGCCGTCAGCGTGAACAGCTGGCGGCCGATGAATAGTTGGTACCACTTGCTGAGTTCGGCCCAGGTCTTCGTGCGCAGCTGGTTGTCCGTGTTCGCCGTGACCACGCCGCGGGTGTCTGCGGCCGTGCTGATCGCCCACAGGACCCACCAGGACACCTGTGCCGACTTCCCGATGCCGTGGCCGGAGGACACGTCCTCCTCGATCACATCCCCCTCGGCGCCGCCGGCGGTGATGCGCTCGCCGACCCGCTGCATCTGCTCCAGCTGCCACTCCTCGGGACCGGCCATGTCCTCGAGCATGGTGCCCTTCTCACCCCACGGGAAGGCCCAGCGCACGAACCCCGCAGGGTCGTCGTGGAAGCTGGCCAGCTTGTCCAGCAACTCGCCGATCTTCGACCCAGCGTAGGGGTCCGACTTCTCGCGCAGGGTGTCTACTGGCACGGGGATCTTGAGGTGTTCAGGGTAGTCGAAGGTGTCACGGACGTAGCCGTGGAACTTGTTCTGCGCCGGGTTGTTGAGCCGCCAGTCCTTCGCCGCGAAGTTGTTCGGGCTGTGCACGCGCTGGAACGACCGCGTGCCTTTCGTGTTCTGGTTGGCGTGCTTCGACCCGTCGGTGGGTTGCGGCGGCATCCACCCGGGTGGACGCGGCCCGAACCATCCACTGCCCTTGCCGCCCACCGGTCAACGCAGCGTGCTTCTGATCGTCGGCAGCATCGCCACGTCGTCCACGTCGCCCATGGCGACCGCCTCGGCCGCGCCCTCGTAGGTGGCGGTCGGGTAGCCCTCGGCGGCCGGCACGGCGCGGCGCTGCGCGGGCGGCATGTGCTCGACCACCTCCACGGCGCGGGCCAGGCCGGTGCGGTAGGACGCGCCTTGCGAGTAGCCCACGCCGGTGGCAATGGCGCGGAACTTCTCGGGGTCGGTGGCGCGGGGCTTGTGGGTGCTGTTGCCGGGGTTCTTCATGGTGGTCAGTCCCAGAGGTTGGAGTCCGGCTCAGCCGCCGGCGGCGCGGAGACAATGATACGCGCCTCTTCGGCCGCCGTGGGGCGCTCCGGCACGCGCTCGACGTAGCGGGCGTCGTCGACGTCATCGAGCGGGAAGTCCTCGCCCATGCGGCGCTTGGCGCGGTTCAGGCGATCCGCCAGCGCGGTGGCCAGCTGATTCACCCCGTCGTCCTCGGCGCCGACGATCTTGAAGTGCCGCGCGAGCAGGGCCAGCGCAGCCATCTTGTCGGCACGCTTGATCTTCTTCGTCACGACGTCTTCGGCCACCAGGTTGCCGTCGTCGTCCTTGCGCATCTTCTGTTGCACCTCGACGTCGATGCCGGTGATCGTCGCGGCCACGTCGTCAGGCAATTCGTGCACCGGGATCAGCCGGCCCTCCTCGTCGAACAGTCCCGCGACGCTGGCGAAGGCCACGCGCGCCAGTTCCTCCTTGACGCGCTCGGCCGTGATGCCCAGGTCCTGAAACTCCGCGGCCTGGATCTCCTGGATGCGCTTGGCGATGCGTGGGTCCTTGAGCAAGCGGGCCGCGTGAGAGCGGTTCATCTTCAGGTCCTTGGCGGCCTTGAGGGCTGAACCATGCATCACGTAGTGCTGGCAAAGGTGCTCCCACTTGGTCGGAAGCGGTGGACTGATGTTTGCGATTTTTTGCATGCGGATCGAATTTCAGGTTTTGGATTCTGCAAATTTTTGCAAAAGCCTCAAATGTTCTAGATGCGAACGTGCAAAATTTTTCGTAGACCGAAGATCGTGGGTTTCGGGTTCCGGGGAACTGGGGGTGGGGACCCTCAGAGGGGGTAACCCCCATGTGGCTTTCAGGGCCCTTCCCCCTCCCCCACCCCCTCTTTTCCTGGAGACTTGTTCCCTGGCACCTGTTCCCTGTGGCCTGGCACTCGCGATCCTCGAGACGCCCAGCGCTGGCGCGCGTCGCGTTATCCACCGGCTGCAGGTCTCAGGGAACGGGGTCAACATGCGACAGCGGGCGTTATGTCTACCGACGGTCAGTGCTGTAGTGGGATCTTGTCCACAGCCTGCGCGATGGCAGCGCGAAGGGCTGCATTCCAGTCTGCGATGTGTTTCTGGCAGCCGGCCACGGCTGACGCCCAGTTGGTGCCACGCACGGCTTCGCGGTGGCCGCCATCTAGCAGTGCCTGCACTACCTGCGTCACGCACTGCTTCGCGAGCTCCAAACTGTCGTCGACAGGCACGGCGCTGCGCCAGGTGGCACTTTTGTGCAGACCATTGTCGAAAACGAACAGAATTCCGCCGATTTCGGGGTCATTACCATCTAATCTGTGAAGATTGGCCATGGTTTATTGCTAAAAGTAGTGAGATGACGCGACTATATTGCAGTAAGTAATAAAAAACAAGCAAGAAATTGCAGATAGTTGGGGCTATCAGGCGACGTGCGGCCATAGATTTTTGCTATGGTGGCGTGAACGTGCAAAAATTTTCGTCCCCGCGGGGTCCGATCTTCAAATCTATCTGCTGTTTTTTACGCGTTCGTTCGCCGATACTCTCTACATCCCAACCGCAACGAGATACAGACTCATGAACACCAAGACACTGCAAGGTTTCATCCGCTCCGGCGGTTTCGCATGGCCCGGTGGTTATCAGTGCGCTCTACTGATGGCCGACGGTGAGTGCATCGATGCACAAGCGGCGCGCGAGAACTATCGGTTGATTCGGCGCGCCGTCTCCAAGGATTGGACTGCGGTAGACGTTTTCATCCATTGGGAAGGCGAAGCGCTGGAATGCGCGCACTCCGGTCGCGCCATCCCTTCCGCATACGGTATCAACGAGGACTGACACTATGCTCCACTGCTACATCAACCGCGGCCGCGACTACGTGGCTAGCATCAACAAGCAAAGCCCTGCGGCCGATGCCTACGCGGCTTCCCTTCCGTGGCTGTTGCTACTGTCAGATGGCCGCGTGCATCGATTCCCTTCGCTGGCGGAAGCCCGAGACGAAGCGCAAAAACGCTTTGCGCCTGTTGTCTTTCGTCGTTCCTGAATCACTGGAGACCTACACCGTGCAAATCACCGTAGCTGGACCTTTCAGCGAAACCGAAGCGCGCGAAACCGCGCGAGCGCTGGGCGAAATAAACCACAGTGTCTATTCCCGAAGCCGCGTTGACGCGGAAGGATACGAAACCGGCGAGCGCGATTGGTTTGTAGAACGCGACACAGACGCCCCCACTAGCCTCATTTTTGGCTACGCGTGGACAGACATTCAACGCATGCAACAAAAGGGATGACGCCATGAAAACCCCCCGATTCTTCTTCGTCGAGATCACTGACACTTTCGGCGGCGAAGCGAACTACAGCTGGGTGACGCGGCACAAGGTGCGCGCGTCGACCATGCGTGGCGCTGTGAATCGAGTGTCGCGCGATAGCGGGCTGAACTGGCACTGTGTCGGCGACTACGGCGACCAAAAGCGCTTCGACAGTGCATCAGGCGC